GTTTCGGGGGAGGAGCGCCCCTTTTTTGCACCCCCTACGGGGTCAAATGGCAGAAAAACAGCCGAAAACCCGCCTTTTCTGACACCAAACAGACGAAAAGCGAAGCCTCGCCCCGCTGCTGTCTCTGAATCTCTGGCGCTCCAGCGTTTACTCATAGTCCTCTCGCTTAGCTGTTCTCTCGCTGCGGCTCTTGCGCTGGTGGCAACTCAGGCAAAGCGGCTGAAGGTTGTCTTCGTTCCACATTTCCCCGCCTAGGCGCACAGGTCTAATATGATCTATAACCGTCGCTAATTTAATTACGCCACCCTCTCGGCATTCTCTGCAAGTCGGTTCGTCTCGGAGTATAGCAAGCCGCAAAGCCTTCCATTGCTTTGTATGGTACAAAGGATTTACAAAAGATTTAACAGCGTAGCTGCCGCCAATCTTGCCCAATTGCTTTAGCTTATTTTCTGGAAACTTTGGCACGTTTAGGCTGCTCAGGTTCTACAAGTACGGCAAGCTTAGCACCTTGCACCCAGTCCTTGCGGACTAGCCAGCGCACAGCTCCCGTTGTTAGGTTCTTTATTCTGTCTTCTACCTCATAGACACGGCAATAGGGGCGTGGGGTCAACGTCCCGCAAACCTTGTACACATAGCCGTTACGGTGGTAATAAAGCCCGTTAAGACTCCAGTCCTCGGCTACTATTGGCTGCTCGGTATATGTAAACTCTAGCACAGGCATACAATCTGCTCAAAGGTTCTGATAAAGTCGTCTATTGTCCTAATAACAAAGTACTGAAAGCCGTTATCTTCTACTAACTGCTGCCACTCTTTTTGCGTCGGCGTTTGCCTACCTAGCGGGGCCTTGAGTTCGAACATATAGGCGCGGCCTTTCCAGTATAGCACCAAGTCCGAGCGGCCTGGTACTAAGCCTAGCTCTCTATTCATCTTACCCTGTCTAGGGTTTGCTGAGTTGTTGAGGTTGTAACACAGCAGCCCCCGCGTTTCGGGGTGTTTATAAAAGGCCCAAGTGAAACAGGCTTTTTGCAGTCGGGTTTCTAAGTAGTTTACCACTCCTTTTCTCCTCCCTCCCCTTCGCTTAGATCAACGTCGCCAGGCTGAGCCTCTAGCCACTCGTAAAAGTCGTGCGCTTCTTTGTATTCGTCAAAGGTAGCGAGTAGCTCGCCGTCATAGTAAACCCTAAACTCTCGCACGTTATTTACAATGGCTTCAGTTATTTTTATCCAGACGCGGCTCATTTACTTTTCTGCTGCTATTTGTTGCAATTATAACTATTTTTGATTGTATTCCTCTAAAAATCTAGTAATTGACCCTATAAAGAAGGTATCTATTGTGACGCACTCCCCGTGCCTGTTTTTGCTTATAATAAGCTCAGCCTGCTCTACTTCTGGCTTGTCTTCGTCATAATACGCAGGGCGATAAGGAAAAAGTATAGCGTCAGCGTCTTGCTCAATAGCTCCAGACTCGCGCAAGTCACTGAGTAGCGGCCTGTGGTCAGTCCTTTGCTCAACGGCTCGGCTTAATTGCGACAAGGCAATAATGCAAATGTCTAGCTCCTTTGCAATAAGCTTAAGCGTGCGGCTTATCTCTGCTACCTCCTCTTGGCGGTTCTGCTTTGTTCCTTTCATTAGTTGGATATAATCGACTACTAGAAGATCAAGGCCATTTTTCTGTTTATGTATTTTGAGCTTCCCTATTAACTTGTCGGCCCTTAGGCTCGTGTCGTCGTCTAGCCATAGTACAGGGTTATCTTGGTTCGTATAAGTTACAATTTGGTCAATCTGCTGCTTTTCGAGCCTGTTGCTGCGAATCTTGTAGTTTTCAATAAAGGTTTCGTGAGTAAGTATTCGGCGGGCGAGCTGGTCAATACTCATTTCAAGGGATAAAAATAGCACTTTGTGCGACTGCTGAGCAGCTGCTAAGGCCCAAGTCATAGCAATAGCGCTCTTACCCATTCCTGGACGGCCTGCGCAAATAATCAAGTCCCCGCGATTCCACCCGCCTAAATATTTGTCTAAATGCCGCCAGCCCGTTTTTAGCCCGCTTATGCCATCTTCTCTCTCGTGTGCTGCGCATATCTCATCGCACGCTTTATTAATGGCTTTACGGCTTGTTATTGGCTCTTTTTCAATATGCATAGCAGCCGAAGCAATTAGCTCAGTAAGCTGCTGCACTATATCCTTGTCTATGTCAATTTTTTGCAGGCCCTCAATAAGCCGCTTCTTTTCGTAACTCTTGGCCAGGTGGCTCAGGTATTCGTTAACGTGCGTGTACTCCGTGGCCGAGCCGTGCAAGTAAACAAGCGTTTTAAAGTCCATTGTACCCTTAAGCTCTAGCAAGGCGTTCATATGGTTAAAAGCCTTATTTTCAAGGTAAAGCTCTTGGATCTTGGCAATCGCTGGCTTTACATCGTCATCGAACCACTCGGCGCTAATGCCTAATAGCTTAACTCTAGCGTACTCGTCAAACATTGCGGCCGCTAGAATATACTGAGAAGGGCTTAAGGCGTGCATTAGTCTAAGGTGGCTTTTTTGTAAGACTTAGGACGCTGAGCGGGCGGCAACTGTTCTAAACGCTCCGCGTTTCGCTCAATCCATAAACTAACTGCGGCCCGCCAATCCGTCATCGGCGCCGCGCCCATCTTCCACCCTTTTGCAGTATAAAAGTCTACGAACTTTTTAGCATCCTTGAAACCTGGAAAAGAACTCAAAACTAAATCAACGGTAGGGGGTTCAAAATCTTCTATATTTATTTCTTTCTCTTCTTTATTTGTTTCTTTCTTTATTTCTTTATTTATAGCATTGCGTTCGCTATGCGTTTGCATTGCGTTTGCATTGCGTCCGCTTTGCCATCGCATTTCAGCTGCAAGCTTGGCCTTTTGGCTCTTTTCGTCAAAATAGGCCATACGTTTTGCAATGGCCTCAGATCTTAACACGTTGCCCTTTACCTTAAATAGCCCAAAGTTCTCGGCAACGCTTTTAACTAGCTCGGCGTTAGTTCTAAGGGTGTAAGCAATCAAATCGGCATCCCATTCGAGGGCGTTATCTTGCTCCCAGGCCATTTCTACCAAACACCAATACAAGCCAATGCCCTCGAGGCCGTGCTTAATTTGTAACTTGATAAGCTTAGGATCTTGCCTAGCGTTGTAGTCGTGCGGCAAAAACCGCGTTTTGAGTTGTTTAGCCGTGTCGGCCGTTTTGCTTTGTTTCATTTTTTGCAATAAAAAAGCCCACCCAGTCGCGGCGGTAGGAGCGCACGCAGCCAGGCAGGCCAAGATTTTTATAGCATTTTTACCTCTCTCCTACAGAAGTAAGCCCCAGCCGTCGCCTTCAAGCCGCCAGGGCTGCCGCTAATTTAAGGGAGTTTTTGAGCTTCTGCCAAACATTTCTCGTAAAAGGGAGACAGTCTTAGCCCGCTTTCGTGGTGTATAAGCTGCCCGTATTCCGCGCTCTGCTTGAGTAAAGTCGCTAGCGCCCATCTTGTAACGTTTGCGGCTTTTTTCTTAGAGCCGACTATATCGAAGGCTTCCAGGTAAAGGTTGTAAGTATATTGTTCGGGGTTCATATTCCTATATCAAAGTTAAAAAAGCTGTAGAGCGTGAAGCTCACTATTAAAAAAGCTGCCCACTTTAGATCTGTCTTTAGGTTGGTTTTCATCTCTTTTTTTTGTTAAAGGTTTCGTTGTAGTAGGCTTCTGCGTCAGCCCATTGATTATGCCACCCATCCAACTTCCCATCCAAAAAGGCTTCCGTTATTACCTCTTTTTCTTTCTCAAGTATTTGCCTAAGTATAGCATACCAAGTAAATTTATCTTTTGGCGTGTCCCATAGTTTATCAAATAATTCTTTTACTGGTGTTTTCATTTCTCTTTGTTGTTAAAGGTTTCGTTGTAATATTGTTCTGCTTGATCATTAGTCCATTGTGTGTGTGGAAATTTATCAAATACTCTTTGACCCTCAATGTGAGCATCCATAATCACCTCTTTCTCTTTCTGGAGCATTGATTTACACAATCTAATAAAGTGCTCTTTTACTTGAACCATTTGATTGGCGTGTTGAACCATATATTCTTCGTAACTTAATGGGTTGTCTTGAACGTATTTGTCATCAAGCATCCATTTTTCTAAATGCTCAATCAACTCTTGCATTGGTGTTTTCATTTTTCTTTTTTTAGATATTCATCCCATTGGTTTTTAGCATCGCAAATTGCACCAATCCTTGTTTTTCCCCTACCTTTTATTGTAAACTTTGCGTCCATACATTGCCAACTATCTGATTTTTGGAAGTAGTCTACTATCATTACTGCTCCTTTGTACTTGAATGTGCTATAAGCACCTTCTGCTATTTCTTTAATCATTTCTCTTTGGTGTTATTTCCCCTCTCGGTTCAATTTGCGCCTATCTTTAACCATCTGCGCCTGGTTATTCCCGTTCTGGGTTATTTGGGCCATAAAGTCTTTTTTATCGCTCATTTTGACCCGTTTTTGTGCCTTTAATTGCCCATTATTGAACGGTAAACTGACGCTATTTATATAAATTCGGTCAATTAACTGACGCTATTTAGTTATAGCTCTACGCCCTCCCTTATATGCTCCTGGGCAAACTTTCTGTTAAAACATGGATCAATGGCCGCCGCTATTAAAAGGTCGAAGTACTTAGCTCGTCTGCTAGCGTCGTTTTTGTCCATTGTTGCTTTGCGCTTACTCGCTCCAGTATTGGCTACTTCGCTAAGTTCTAGCGCTTCAAAGTACTTGCTCCAAGCCTCCTGCCGTTGCTCTATCCAATAGTCTAGGGCTGTGTGTGAACTGCGCCAGGTCATTTTTTCTCCTCCTTCTTACCTCCTTTTTTACTCTGAGCCTCTGCCGCTTGCTGGGCCTCACGCTCCGCGCGTTTCTTAGCCCTGTGCTTAGCCTGAGCCGCTGCGTGCCTAATCTTTCTGTCTCGGTTTTCTTTCATTGCAGCCATATAAAGCTCGTAGAGTTC